GTACAGAAGTATTAGTAGGTACTACCCCCTTAATTTTTAAAGACTATGATTTTAATTATATTCCGTCTTATTTTGTAAAAGAAACAAAAAATTGGATATATCCTGTAGTAATTTTTAATATGACTTTTATAAGTTTATTACTAGCAAACAGTAGTTCTAGAACAGATATATTATCAATAATACCAAATAAAGTTTATCAAGAATATAAAAAAGATAAAGGACATATAGTCTTAATAATATACGAGCCTATAAATGATGAAGATATAAAGTTATTAGTAAAAACAGTAGAAACTAATCCTAGGTATAAAAATTTATTGTTTATGACTATGCATTATATTGATTCCCCTAATTTCTTTATGTTTAATATTACAGAGCATGAATTATTTAACTTTGAAGTAAATGGTCTTAAACATAATGTTCGTAGTACGGATGAGTTATTTAAAAAAGAAAATAAAGAAAAATCTATTAATCTGATGATAGACGATATAGACGTAGAAAAAGGATGTATACCTAATTTATTTGGAGATGAACGTCATTTAATCAAATTTAACTCAATATTTAATGGTTATAAACTAAATTATATTCCATCATTTTTTGCTAATCATACAGAAGAATGGTATTATCCTATAGTAATTAATCATTTATTTATATTTAATGAGAGCCAAGTACCTCCATTAAAAAGTTTAATACCTAGATCTGTTAAAAAAGGTATTAAAAATAAAAGAGGAAAATTTCTATTTATTATGGTTGAAGCAATGACTATAGAAATGATAGAATATATAGATATGCTTGTAATGCATAGAGGAGTTCTCACAAGGGAACAAGAATCTGATTTTATTTTTATTACTCCTCATATACTAGATCATCCAAATTTTTATACTACAGATTTACATAGTTGGGACTTATTATATAAAGATAAAGAAGTGGCTGATCAAAATATCTCTAACGAAGACACTAGAAAATTTTGTTGTTTTCTAAGTAACTATCACGAAAGATATATAAGAGGTTTAACAGTAGTTGCTTTAGAAAAATGTAATTTACTTGATCAAGGATTCGTTTCATTAAAAGATAATGGAAAAGATTTTAAAAATAAATTAGATACCACTCTTTTAAATACTAAACACATGCAAACATTATCTATAGTTACAGAACAAGAAAACACTAAGTTAGATTTTACTTCTTTTGATAAAGTATATAGTATGCTAGATATAAAAGATACGTTAAGTAAGTCTTTATTTAATTTTGTAATAGAAGGATCATATGATAAACCGATACCTCGTATATATAATGACCCAGCAGGAGAGGTAGTTTATATAACAGAAAAAACATATAGAAATATTATATATAAAAAACCTTTTATAATATTAGGACAACCAAGACAGTTAGAATTTTTACATAAACTTGGTTATAAAACATTTCATCCTATTATAAATGAAAACTATGACTTAAATGAGGATTCAGCAGAAAGATTTTATTTAGTTATGAAAGAGATAAAACGTCTATGTAGTAAGAGTAAGCAAGAGTTAGTAGAAATGTTTAAACAAGTAGATGATATTTTGGATTATAATTATAATTTATATTTTTCTAAGAGATTAGAATTACGGAATGAGCTAGTATATAGGTTAAAAAATGAATAGTATATATAAAAATTTTGATAATAACACACTAAACTATGATCGTAATCATTATCCTTGGGATCTGTGGGTATTAGAAATAATACAAGAATTATATCCTTATGTAACCAGTCTTGAAAATATTCATAATGAGGTACCAACTAGAGAACTTGTACATATAACTGATATGGTACAGAATAAATTAAGTTCTTCTAAGTATGCTAAAGAGTTTGATGCTTTTGCAGAAACTTATATAGCACCCCTATTAGACAATAAAAGATATTTAATTAAGAGGCGACCAACTCTTAATTTAGTAGTACCTAATCAAGAAAGATTAGGTAGAAAACTACCATTTCATCAAGGTATATTTTATAAAAATGGTAGAGGACAAGGTACTATATGGATGCCCTTGACAAAAGCATATGATACTAACTCTATGTATGTAGTATCAACCAAAGAATCAAGAAGAATTACAAAATCATTAATAAATAATCAATGGAGTCAGAAAAAATTTGAAGATGCATGTTTAGAAACTGCTTATCCAATAGATTTAGATGTAGGACAGGCACATCTATTTCATCAAGAAATATTGCATGGTAATGTAAATAATAAAACTAATATTACTAGAATGGCTATAGACTGGCATGTGTTAGTAGAAGGAGAAGAATTTGGAGGTAGGCTTCCTGGAGGATTCTTTAGATTACCTAATGATATAGAGTATAAAACAATAAATCATACAAATGATGTTTGTATAGGATATATAGGTAATAACACAGATTATGAAAGAGATATTCCTTTAAATTTACAAAGAGATGCACTACGTACATTTTGTAAAACTCATAATATACCTAATAATATGATGCAAGTTGAAAATGAATATCTACATTGGATGCCCATATTAGAAGATCTAATAGTATCAGAAGTAGATGTAATAGTTATGAGTAGTATATATTCTTTACCTGATGAAATAGTTAGAAGAGACAAGTTGTTGAATTTATCATTAGAAAATAATGTCACTATATGGTTTGTTAATGAAGAATTTTGTTTGAGTAATAAAGAAGAAAAAGATAAAATTAATACATATTTAAATTTTGGGCATAAGCATAAAGGATGGATGCCGTGGGAAACATAATATTACAAGAAACTAGTATAGATTATGATTTATCTTTTATACATAATATTGAATGGTTTAATTACAAAGATCCTTTAAAAGATATTATGACTCATCAACTAAAAGATTTGCATAAACCTTATGGAGGTATGCCTTCAAGCTATACTGATGAAAATACTATCATATACCAAAAGTTCTTATCTAAGTCAGAAATAGATTATAATATATTAAGTCAACAAACAAATATAGATATACATACCATATCAGTAATAAGACAAAGACCAGGAAACTGTATACCTCTACATGTAGATAGATTCTATAAACTAAGACAGATAAAACCTGATGGAGAACCTGTTAGAGCTAATATTTTTGTAGAAGATTGGGCAGATGGGCATATACTTCAGTTTAGAGACAAAATAAAATGGAATTGGAAAAAGAATACAGGATGGATATTTAATGAACATGTTCCTCACCTATCAGGCAATTGTGGTATGAAAGATAAGTATACCCTACAACTATCAGGATTTTTTAAGTAATGACAATTAGATATACAAACTTACCAGATAATAAAAATAAACCTTTTGGAGGTGCTTACAGTGTTCACGATAAAGAACTAACTACTTATAGAGATGAAACTATAAGAATGTTTACTGTTAATAACAACTATTCAATAAAAAATGCGGAGATAATTAAACAAGATTTTCTACAAACATATAAACAATGGATGTTTAGCTATTTTCCAAGAATTAAAGGAGTAGAACAGTATAATCATATGTGTTTTACACAAGGTACTACAGAATCTTTTGCACAGTTTTATATTAGATATAGAAGTAATAAACGATTAAGAATTGCTAGAGGTGAGTATTTTTATCATCAAATGATGAAATCATTATGGTATAGCGATAACTTTGCTTGGTTAGATGATGAACCTATTAAAGAAGGGGATGTAGTATTATTAAGTGTTCCTTTTTCTGATACAGGTTCAGTACCTAGTAACCTAGAAAAAATGTTGTGTGATTGTGATAGATTAAAAGTACCTGTGATGATAGATTTAGCATATCTTAATATATCTGTTGATTTACAATTTAATCTAAATCATTCGTGTATAGAATATGTAGTATCATCTCTTTCTAAAGTATTTCCTATTGAGACACATAGAATAGGAATTAGGATGCAAAAAGAACCTTTTGAAGATCAAATATACGTAATAAATGAACATAACTATAATTACATTAATTTACTAAGTGCATATCTTGGCACCGCTATGATGAAGAAATTTCCAGCTAATTACGTGTTTGATAAATACTATGATAAACAACTAGCATTTTGTAAAAAACTTGATTTAGTACCTTCTTATTGTGTGTATTTTGGTTTAGACTATACAGGAAGATTTAAAGAATACAATAGAGGTAATAATGGTAATAGATTATGCTTTTCAAGAATATGGGATGGGAGACAAAAATATGACTTGTAATAACGACTGGGATGAATTAGAAGAAATGATTGTAGGTACAGCAGACTATGCTACTTTACCTATACCTAATAGAAGTGTGATGAAATGTCAATATCCAGAATTTGAAGAAGAATTTATGAAATCTGTAGCAGGTTTCTATCCTCAACAAATTATTGACGAACAAAATGAAGATTTAGAAATATTAAGTGACACTCTTAAAGAGCTAGGAGTTAAAGTACATAGACCAGATACTCAGTATGCTCTTAAAGATATTAAATCTCCTACATGGGAAGGTAAAAATTGGCACTATCATTGCCCAAGAGATTTAACATTGATTGTAGGTAATAAGATTATAGAAACACCTAGTCCTATATGGAATAGACAATTTGAAACATGGGCATACAGGGATATATTTATGAATATGTTTCATGAAGGGTATTCTTGGATTAAAGCTCCTATTCCTTTACTATTTGATGAAAACTATAAAGAAGATACAAAAGGTGTACCATCACTAAACAATAAAGAAATTCTTTTTGAAGCAGCTAATTGTGTAAGAGCAAATAAAGACATACTATATCAAATATCTAATACTGGAAATAGGCTAGGAGGAGAATGGTTACAACGTATATTAGGGGATGAATATACGGTACATATTACAGAAGGTCTTTACTCGTATGCACACTTAGATAGTACTATAGTACCTCTTAGAGAGGGTCTAGTATTATATAATGGGAGCAGAGTAACTTTAGATAACGAACCAGAAATGTTTAAAGACTGGGATAAGATTTGGATTAGTGAATGTGTTGGTCCTA